CGAAGTACAAGCCCTCGTAGTGCTTGCCGATGATCGAGCTTGGGACCAGCGCCTGCCAGTCCTCGCGTGTCATGATTCCTGCGGTCAGGATGCGGGCACCGCCAGCACCGAACCAGCACAGACCGTCTTCCGAAGCCCAGGCAACGCCTGAGCCCATCGACACCGCCGAGCGAGCTGCAACGCAGCCCTGGGGCACCTCAAGGGGCTGCTGATCCATGGAGTCGGGGCTTGAGCCTCCCACGAGGAGGGGACGGCCCGTGGTCAGCACCACCATCGACTGCCCGAAAACGCCCAGCGCCACGGGCTTGGAGTCGGGCGGAATCACGTCGTACTCGAACGGCCAGGCGTAGGGAATGTACGGCTCGCAAAAGCGCACCGAGTTGCCGCTGATACCGGCCAGCATCCCGTTCCACAACGAGGTCAGGTTGGTCAGGTTATCCGGGGGCGGCAGCCATGAGGTGGTTGGCAGGACTTCGCCCAGCGTGCGGTTGTCATCCTGGGTGCTCGAGGTGCTGACAGCGATCTCGCGCAGGAAGAAGAACTCGGTCGCGCCCGATGCGCCGGTCTGCGTGCGGTAGATGCGGATGAGCGTGATCTGGTAGTTGCCCGCAGGCACGCTTGCAAACCCGTTCAGCGTTGCTGTGGCGTCGATGGGTCGGTTGTTCTGAGCGCTCACGGGAGCCGGTGCGGACTCCCACCCGAGGTTGTTCACGTAGGTGTACGTGTAGAAGAACGTCTCCTCGAGGCCGGTTCCTCCTGCGACCGTCGTCACGAGCAGCGCCGCAGCAGGGGCTGGGATGCCCAGGGGGCGGGTTGCCGTGGGGTACGGAGCCGAGGCAAGCGCGATGGTATTGTCAGTGAACTTGGGTGTGCCGTCGCCTGTGAAGAACGTGCGCTCGGTCGTGTCCTGCGCGTCGAAGCCGCGCACAGCATGCACGTCGGTGGTCCAGCTCAGCCAGTACTGCGAGTCGCTGATGGTGTCGCGGCCCATGCGGTAGATGGTCTGCCGACCGGACGGCACAGTTGCAACCGTCGAGGGCTGTTTCCATGGGCGCAGGTCCCCGCGGCCAGGCTTTTGGTTGCGCGAAACCGTGCCGACGCTGTCGGCGAGCAGCTTCGGGTGAAGCGCTCGGTTCTCGCCCAGGAACCCTGAGAGGCGAACTACCGCCACGATCAGACAATCCGCTTGAACACGGCAGTGCCGCGGGTAACCGACGCACTCACAGACGCTGTAAGCGCCGTGGTGTCGGAGCGCCCGGCATTCGTGACCAGGTACTCCTCGGAGGAAGCAGCAGACGGCTTGACCACGTCACCCAGCGCGTACTGAGTCTGGAACGCGTAGGTCCGGCAGCCAGCGATGCAGATCACAGCGCCCGCACCAGGCAGGGAGTTGGCGGCACCCAGCACGTCGAGGTTGGTCCATGTCGGAGCCGCGGTCGATGCGGTCGTTGCCGTCGTGACCAGGAACTCCTTGAGGGACGTAGCGGTTGGGCGCACGATGAGGCCCACAGCGTAGACGGTCGACGCTGCGAAGTTGGTCGGCGTGTAGAACTTGTCGATGGTGCGCAGAGTCGCTGTGCCATCGGTCGTCGTGCTCGCATTGGTCAGCGCCCAGGTGGGCTCCGTTGCAGTGTTAGCTGTCGTGCCAGCCACCGTGACGACGAACAGTTTGCCAAGGGCTGCCTCGCTGCCGGAGGGCGGAGTCAGCGCCGTGATGCGCTGGCCCAGGGTGAGCGCCGAGTTCTGTGGGCGCGTGATGTAGGGCTCGATGTTCACGCTGGTGCCGGTCACCGACCAGTTGCTTCTTGTGATGACGCCGTTGTTGGCCAGGTCCGCCCCCGACAGCAGCTCAGCGATTGACAGCGTGCCCGTCGCTCCAGCAGCTCCGCCCAGCAGTGTTAGCAGGTTAGCATCGGTTTCTTCAGGTCGCCCTGGAGTGTCGATGGTCGTCGTGAAGGTCACGGTGCGCGTTACGGTGGCGCGACGGGTATTCTTAGGCATTAGGAACCTTTCAGGGGCCGAGCTATTTACCAGGGATTGTAGCGGCTTAAACCAGATTTGCCATGGGGTCATCGAGCATCTTGCCTGCATGCGCGGTTACATCATTGACGCGGCGACCCCAGCCTTTGCCGAAAGTGCCCCAGTGCGGCAGGTCCATCAGGAACGACAGTCGGCGTTTGCTGTAGTCACTTACCAGTTGATCTGGGGAGAACTGGCTAACAGCAGTCAAGGTTTTGGGACCGATGCCACCATCAGGGTCAACGCCAACACACGATTGCAGCCACTTGGCGGCGCGGCCAGGGCCACTGTTGACCGCAGCGTCAAACACCACGTAGTCAACGCCCGCAGGGAGATCATCACCCTTGATCTTGTCCCAGTATTTGGCCTTGTACATCGGGCCCACGATCTCGGGGGTCAACGCACGCATGGCGCTCTCGTCGACCGAGTGGCCGACCCACTCCTCCCAGACCTTCTTGGTCACGCCTAGGTTGGTCATGCCGCCTGGATCATCTTTGTGAAAAACGTAGCCGCCTTCGTGGTGAAGGACGGCTTCAAGCGCGGAGTCAAAGTTGTCTTTCATTTTGCTGTCCTTGAGAGAATGTCAGTCTTGGCCTGGGAACCAGCAGATGAGCCGAAGTAGTAGGCAATGATGCCCGTCCACGCAGTACCCAAGCTGCCCAGCATCATCAAGATGGCCGGGTTGCCGCTGTCGATCTGGTTGAAGAACATCATGACCATGATGCCAAAGAAGCCGATGGTGACTGCGCCAGCCAAGATGGGTGGCATTAGGCTGCGAGTGGTGGCCTGCATGTCCCTAGCTGACTTACGGTCTTCCACTTCCAGCTTCTCAAAGTTCAGGCCCAGTTCCTGCGCCTGCTTTTGCAACTCAATCTCTGCAATCTTGACTTGTGCGATCTGCTCGGCTGACAACTTGTTGTTGGAGATCATGTCTCCCACCTTATCAGGGTCAACCCCAATGGCCTTGGAGATGGCCGACACAGCCATGCCTGCCAGTGGGCCACCCATCGCCGTAGCGATGGTAGGTGCGATTTGTTTAAGCCAATCCATATCAATTACCCCTTTTAGTTAGCATTGCGCTGGCGATCTCCAGCATGAATTTTACTTGTTGGATGTCTTGCGGCGGCTCTGCCCAACCTACCGTGACCTGTCCTACGAAACGATGTGAGTCAGGTGGAACACTTATCCGGCAGGTAAACGTCACGCCTTTTTCCAGATACCAAAGCCCCACCTCAGACTGAGCGTAGCGGTAGTCCCCGCAAGGAATCTCGTTGGTCATCAGCTTGACCACATCTGAGTTGTTAGCCGTGTTCTGACTGAACAGACCCACATCAATGTCTTCAATTGTCTTGTCGCGCCCGTCCTTGGTGTACGCTTTGTATAGCACCCGACTGTTGAACAGCGGGTTGACCTTGAACACCGCCACCACGGTTGCACCCGTCTTTTTGAGCAGCATTGAACTGGCGTCGTCGGCACGGGCATCATTGATCTCTGGCAGTTTCTTGGACTCTTTGTAAGCGTCAAACATGAACGCTTGGTTCTGCCAAAGAAAGTACCCGGCAAAGGCCACCACGCCCATGACGAGGACGGCAAACAGCTTAAATGGGCTGTCCACATAGGTCAGCACCTTGTCAATGATGGACTCAGGTTTTTCGCTCATCGCAGCTTCCCCGTCAGTACTAAGTACGCACCGAAGCCGACAACCGCGAAGATGAGGATTACACCGCCAACAACGATCAGAATCTCGACAAGCTCCTCTCGTTCTTGCTTGGCCCGAAGTGCCCGGTCCCGAGCAATCTGAGCGTCAATCTTGTCCTGCTTATCCATCTCGGCGGCACGCAACATGATGGCGTTCCAAACATCCATGTTGTTTGGGAAGAACAGGCCTTTTACCTGCTCCTCGAAGTCGCGCTGGGCCTTGAGGTCGAGCTCGATCTGAACGGCCTGCCCCATGTTGGAGCCGCCCTTTTTCTTTGCGTCTTTCAGCGCCTTGGAGACTTCATGCTTTTGCTCGAAGTACCTGCCCAGCAGAGGCCCTAGGCTTCGCACGTCGTCCGCGGTTTTGGACGCCTGCTTTATCAGGGACACCGTCTTTTGGACGGCGGCCATCGCTGTTAGGGCTATCGTGATGGGTTCCATACCGCAACCCCTTATTTCACACGGAAGTTCTGCCAAATAATGCCGACCGCCGTCATCACACCACCGATCCACAAGATCGGCTTGGCGAGCTTGCCCAGCCACTCGAGCACGGTGAACGCGCCCTGCGCAGCGCCGAACGCCGCGACGACGTCCGCGGTTGCCTTGTCGATCCTGTCGACCTTGTGCTCAACGGCTAACAGTCGGTCG